AATCTCCATACGACATTCCCGGCGTGTCTAATATTTCAACCTGTTCAGCTGATGGATTCAGAAGTTTCATCATTAATTGATTAATTCCTGTTAATGTCCCAGCAGCATCTCCAGATAATTTTGACATTGTTGCAGCAGCAGCTCCTAATTCCTCAAACGATATTCCAGCAGCAGCAGCAGTTGGAATTACTTTTCCGAGCCTTGACATAAACTCTCCAGCCTCAAATTTTCCTTGTTTTAATGTTTCATGTAATAAATCTCCAGCTCTTGCAGCATCCATTCCTTCTGACTCATAAGCCTTCATAATAGAAGTCAATGCAGACCCAATGTCTGTCATTTCTCCCATTTGCATTGCAGCACCTTTGGCTGATATTTCTAAGGCTTCTATTGCCTCTTGACCTGATAATCCAGCTGATGTAATAAAGAATAATCCTTCTGCTAATTGGTCGGCAGCAATACCAGTAGTTGATGATAATGACAGAACATCTTTCTCATAAGATTTTAATTCCTCAGCACTTGCTCCAACAAGTGTCCTTATTTTTGTCATTGATGAACCAAAGTCGACTGCCATTTTAATTCCAGCTGCTCCAATTCCGAGAATAGGCATTGTGATGTTAGTAGTCAATGAGCTACCAATATTTTTCATAGTTTTTCCGAATCTTCTAACTTTGGTCTGAGCTTTTTTCATAGCTCTATCAAAGCCTTGCATATTAGCTCCGAAATTAAATGTTAAAAATCCAACTGCCTTATTTGCCATGTTCTTCCATCTTTTTAATGTATTCTGCTCTTGCTTTTAATTTTTCAAAATCAACCTCACTTTTTTTCTTATCCCAGTCAAACTCAATTAAATCTTTTGGCTTTAGAGTTTTCGCTTTTGGCAACTGAATGTTGAGTAAATAAGTAGTTTGCCATCTTATCCTTTCCCATTCTTGTTTTTGCCTTTGATTTTCTAACTCATAAAACCCATCCATCTTAATCCAAAAATGCTTAGGCAAATAATCATAAAACTCCTCAACTCCCATTCCTAACTGCCCAAACGCTATGCTTTCCAATTCACGCCAACTAAAAGATTTTTTTATTTCTTCTTGTTGGCCTTCTGCTTTTTTTCCTTACCTCCCATTTGCTCTGACAAAACCTCCATGCATCTTCCAATTGAATCAAAGTCCTCATCAATTAAGTCAGCCAAATCATCAATCGTTAATTCGCAATGTTGTTTCGCTGCCCTGTAACCATCTTCAATTCCACAATGGATTAAAGTCAAAGCTCCATCTAAACTCATTTCTTGTCCCAGTTTGTCCAAGTCTTGTAAACTTGTATCTGTTTTTGCACTATATTTTCTAAGTGCATTAAAGCCAAATTTGATAGGATGTTTTTGATTTCCTATTTCTACAAATGTATATTTCTTCATTTTGTTTGTTTTTTAAAAAGGTTTGCGAGGGAGCAAAACAAACTAAACAAGATTGCTCCCCCACTCTCCTTAAATTATTACTAAGATATTGTCTGCGTTAATCCTCCAGTCCCTTCAAGACTAATTGAATAAGTCGCTGTATCTTCTGTTCCTCCTGTAAAAGAAACACTTGTTAAAAAAGCACTCCCTTCATAGTAAGTATCGCCAGTAGCTCCTCCAGTATCCCCAAACCTTACTGTAAATGCTTCTCTTGTATTTGAACCAGCATCTAATAAGTATTTCAGAAATAAATCATCAGCTCCATCAGTTATTGCAGCTCCAGCTGGATTAGTCCAAGCATAAGCTCCATCCATGTCTATACTCCATTCTCTCAATCCTTCTAAAGACTCCTTAAAGCCTCCACTTTGTTTATTTGTGATATCTCTTGTACTCATTGAAAAATTCAACGTTCCACTCTGAGCATAAGCTATCAAATCATTTGTTGAACCATCATAAACTCTGATGTCCGTTCCATTTAATATTGCCATTTTTTTACTTTTTTATTAATTAATATTTATTCTTTTTTTTTCTTTTTTTTCTTTTCCTTCTTTGATTCTACTATTTTCTCAATACACTCAAGCTCAATCAGTTCATCCAATTCACTTTGACTTGTAATAATAACATTCACTCCCTTTGGAAAGCTCCTGCCATGTCTTTGAGAAAACCATTCTTTCAATAATGTATATTTCATTTTCTTTTTTTTTAAATATCTAATTTTACACTACACATCCCTTTAACATTACTTAACGAGCTTTCGGATGTTAATTTAATAATTGCTTGTGTATCATTAGAAAAGTTTGTACTAATATTGTCAAAACAGACCTCGCTATCTGTTCTTATGTTTGTTTCTGTTATGTCTAAGTTGTTGCAGTTTGTTTTTAATTGAATACTCCATAATGAGTCAGATGGAACATTATCTCCAGAATCTACTCTTACTCCAAGAGAACTAATGCTTATGCCATTAGTGGCTTTGTTGAATAGCTCTATCTCAACTGAGTTTCCACTTAAGTTAAAATCGTGTATGTGTATTTCTGTTGCCAATGTTTTATATCTAAATATCATGCATTTACTATTCTCACATCAAAATCTAAAGCCTTACGATAAACCTCTCTCCCTCCAGTTCCTGAGTTATTATAAGAATCAATGTCAAAGAAATCATTATAGCCATCATATTTAATAGATTGAATTACTACTCCATTATATGTCCCACTCCTTCTATCTAAGGCAGTTCTTATAATATCAGCTATCTCACAGGCCTCCGAATAAGTTTCAGAATAACAGCTTATCATTACTGATGTTGTATCTAAAGTTGAAACCCCTTGCTTGTAATTGGTAGGAGTTTGACCTGTAACATCATAAATCACAAAAGGAAAAAGAGTTCCCACTTTTGCAACCATAGGAAAAATCCTTGTTGAAGTCAAATTTGTCAAGTTCACATGAGTGCTTAAAATGTTATATATTGCTTTTCCTACATCCATATTAATAACCTAATTTTCCATATTTTTTTAATCTTCTCTCATGTATCTTCAAAGCTCTTTCAAAGATAACCTGAGCATCTTTCATTCCATTTACTAAAACCATTTTATGGTCTGAATCCCAAGCCTTCTTCATGAATGGCTGGTCTTTTCCAGTACCCTTACCTCCGAATTTCACTTCTCCTCCATACTCAACCCAAGCTCCATAAAACCCTGATTTGTCTTTGCTTTTAAAAGCTCCTTTTACTCTCGGCCCAACATAACCTCCTAAATATTTTCGGCTTGTTTTTGTTGTGAAAAAACTAATACTTTTTGCAAGTTGTCCAGTTCCTTTTTTACTTCTGTTTAAGTTTTCAGCATTAATTTTGGCAGCTTTAACCAGAGGCTTTGAAACGTGCCTCCAGAATTTAATCCATGTTTTCTCTCTGCTTACTTGCTTAGGCAATTGCTGAAACATTAAATTAATATCTCTCAGATTAGATGGAGGTATTTCAACTGTCATTTGATTTTGTTTGATTACAGCCATTATAATTTTTTCTCAGTTTCTAATTCCAAAAATCTATTTCTACCTCCAACTTCTTTAATATCGTTTATCATAAAGTATGAAGTTCTTCCCCCTCTATTTTCCCAAGCAACTCTCATAGTTTCACTCACGCTATCTATCAAACCTCCTTGATCTCTTATTGTAAAAATAACTTTCTTTGTTGCAACAACATCATTATTTTCATCTTTCACGTTTCCACCTCTGAACTCCATTTTGGCCCATACTGTTATCAAATTACTCCATGTAAATACTTGCTCTCCATAGCTATCTTGACTGGCAGAATAATTTTCAATGTTGATTACTCTATCTAACTCTCCTATCTGCATACCTGAACTTTATATTGGTCTAATAAATATTTTGCTCCCATAGGAATTTCAGTTGCTATTCTACCAACTACCACCTCTTGTCTGTTTTCATACCAATGTCCGATAGTTAAATAAACAGCTTGTATAATGGCAAAAGGGACTACACCTACTAATGACCCATAGCCGACTGTGTATTTTACCAACACAGCATCTTCTCTATCTGCAACATCTGGATAAGATTGGTCTACTTTAAGCATAAGAGTTGATGGCTCAATTGCTGGTGTTACTTGATACACAGATGTTGATAATGTTTGCTGCACATTATCAGTATCATAATATTTCACATGAGTTATGTCTGAAACTGGGCTTTTAAAAAGATTTCTAATGTCTGCAAAAGTTGTTCCATATTGCTCAAGCGTTGTTGACAAAAAGAATCTGTTAGTGTATTCTTGAGCAGATTCAGTAGCAGCTTTCACTAAGGAAACAATCACATCATCATCTGCATCAACATCAACTTTTAAAAATTTCTTTGCATCTGCTGTTGATATTAATTGAGTAGTGTTTGGAACTATAACTTTATATGCTCTCATTTTCTTTTATATTTTTTTTTAAAAAAAAGGGATGGCAGCCATTCTACCACCCCTTTTCTGATTGATTTTATTATTTACTAAGCCTCAATTAAGTTAGCGAAAGCTGTTGCATTTTGTACAGCATCACCATCAACTAAACTTGTAACCACAAGTCTTGGCACTCCTACCCCAGAATAAGTATATGGATCATAAAGCATATCCAGACCACCAAACTGTGCAATGTGTACTTTAGAAAAGTCTCCGAATAAAACGTGTTCTTTTCCAGCAGCACCACTTGAAGCAACGTTTGAACTAACGAATGCAAAGAAACCATTTACAGTCTTATCTCTCATGTCATAAGCAGCAGAAACATTTGAAACCATAGCAGATGCTTTGATGGCAGCATAAGCATCAGCATCCATTAAGTATGCCATTCTTGCTCCTTCATAAGTACCATCATTTCCAATGTATGTATTCTCTAATGTAGAAGCAGTTGCTCCAGTAAAAGCAGCTGTTGAACCAGCAGCAGCATCAGCAAATATAGAAGCTGGAGCATTAGAAACATCAGAAGTATCTAATAAAGCTGTTTCAATAGTGGCAGCAATATTAGCAGCCATGTTACGTTGTAATGCAGCTTCTAAAGATGCATTTTGTACCATTGACTCTTGAGAAACATTTACAATTGAAATTATCTTTTTTGGTGTTAATGTTACATTAGTAGTTGCTCCAGTTCCATCTGCTTCTGTTCCTCCTGTTTCTGGCTGCCATGCTGAAGTTATTCCACCAATAACTGGAAACTTCATATTTTCCACACCGAAATATGTGTTGGCTCCAGCAGAAGCTAAAACTAAATTAGACTCTAATTGGTCAGTAAATGACATAGTCGATACTGAATTTTGATTAGTAGTGTCTACATAATCTTGCGCTCTTGTTAATACGCACGATGGAATAGCCACTCCTCTATAATTTTGACCTGTATAACGAGCCTTGCTTCTCGCTTCTTGATCCATCTCTTTATAAATACCTGTCAACTCTCCTGTATAAGCTGCTCTAACTGCTCCCTGAAAAGTAAATTTATCAAGGTCTTTATCTTCTTTTGTAGCTGTAACTCCAGAAACAACAGCAGCATTACGCTTGATTGTTTCCATTTTTTCAGCTCTTTCAATCTTAGCATCAAGATTATCAACCTCAGCCAATAATCCATCAACTTGTTCATTTTCTTCTTGCGTTAAATCTCTTTCTTCAGTAGAAGCAACATCTTTGATGTTTTCTAAAGAATCAATAATGTCTGAACGCATTTCTTTTAATTCTATTGATGTTTTCATTTTTAAAATTTTTATTTATTATTTTCTCTTTTTTAATTCTATCTTCAATGAAACAAGAGAACGCTTCACTAAATCTTTTTCTTCATTTTCTCTTTCTACTTTTTCTTTATAAGTAGCTAAACCTCTTTGAGCAACGATTAAATCATTTGCCTCTGGATAAGCTGGATAAGTAACTGGAGATACATCATAAAGCCTTTCAATCTTTTTGATTGTTCTTATATTGTTACCAGCCTCATCAGTAGTCCAGTCATCCTCTGCCACAGTAAAAGCAAAAGAGCTTTGAGTTATATCTCCTCTTTGCATAGACACAACCAAGTCTTTTCCATAAGAAGTTTGAGGCACATCGAACTCATATCTTAATCCCTTCTCATCTGCGTTAAGCCTTAATGTTCCTGATGTTGTTCTTCCTAAGATTAAGTTTTGGTCATGATTAATTAATGCTCTTGTGTCTGACTTTGCAATTAATTCTGGAGTGAAAGCTCCAGCCTCAATGTACTCATAGAAGCCTCCCAAGTTTTCGCTTCTTGTGTCATACATAGAAGCATGACCAGTAATGATTTGATTCCCTTCTTCTGATTCCTCAGCTCTGGTCTCTATATTGAATATTCTTTTTTCCATAATGTTATTATATTTTTTATCCCAAATGTTTTTTCTATTTTCTTCAAGTTGCGTATTACACACAGCCAACCTTTGTTTCTCATCTTCAAAATCTTCAACCATAATATCATCTGACATACATCTGTCAATGAAGTCCTTATCGGTTTCGTATTGGTCAGGCTTCGGTAGTGGCATCCTCTCCTATTTTTTCTATTGTTGTCATATTCATTTGCATGAAGTGTTTATCTCCTCCTTCAATTGAATTTAAATTTTCTTTTTGTCTAACTTCGTTTATACTCATATAGCCATTTGTAATAGCTGTCTTGTATGCTTCGTTTCTTGATTTCACATCCCCTCTTAATAATCCATTCACATTGAACTCAATAAATTTATATCCTAATTCATTAGTTCTAAAAAGTTTAAGATTCATCTCATTTTCAATCCTTGTGATATAAGGCATCAAGGTGTAAGTAACAAATTCCTGTGATTGCATTTCAATATTATTGAAACTTGACTTTGTTAAATCTTTAAGCATGTGAGGAGGGACATTAAATATACGAGCCACTTCTTCAATTGAGAATTGCCTACTGGCTAAGAACTGAGCTTGTTCTGGAGAAATAGAAATCGGTTTAAATGATAATCCCTCCTCTAATATTATTGTAGAATTACTTTGACTAAGTTTTGCATAACTACTATTGAAAGAATTTTTTAATCTTTGAATTGCTGTCTCACTCAAAGCTCTATCAGTTGAAAGAACTGAACTCGGCTTAGCTCCATTCTTAAAGAATGTGCTTCCAAACTCCTCAACATTTAATCCCCAGTTTAATGCATTCTTGCATTGATCTACTGGACTTATTCCAATGATCCCATCTTCTGTGATTGTTTTAAAATGTAAAATATCTGGACTATCTAAAACTCCAGCCTTGTCAAGTTGATAAAACAACTCTCCTTCATTGATAACAACATCAACTGAATCAGGATTTAAAGGGATTAATTGCACAGGAGAACCAGACTCATCTCTCACTATTTGAACATAAGCATTCCCAGTTGTGCAAATACACATCATAATATATTCAAAAAATGTAATTTTATTTTGATAATTATTCGGCTTGTATTTTATTAGATTGTAAATCCTATCATTTACAGCCTCCACTTTATCTCCATTTGCTTCTTTAGTATATACCCCACAAGGTAAAGAAGAAACGCTTTCAGCTAATAATCTGATTGCACACCATACTGCACTAAGAGTCAATGCTTTATCTGTTGTGTACGGGTTAGCGTTTGGGAATAATGTTTGTAATCCTAACCCTCGTTTTTCTGTTTGTTCAGGTTTCCTAAATGTAAAGAAGTTCCTGATGTCTGTAAGTATGCTCAAATCTTATAAGAATTTTCACAATAATACGACTATCTTTTATTAATGTTATGCAACTTAGTTGCGTTTCTTTAATCTTCTATCTCTGCAATTTCTAAAAGAATTATAATCTGAATATTTCCTTTGTCTGAAATTTTCTTCATATTCTTTTTCTACTAACTCATATGCCTCCTTATAAGTTTTTGTTTCAGAAGCAACCTCCCAAAATCTTTGGTCAAATCCTTCTGGAGTTAATAAAGCAATAATTTTTATGTCCATTATAATACTAATAAATCTCTTTCATCATAAACACTTGTGCCATCATCTTCTGAATAGTAACCACCAAGAGCCATAATCAAAGCAACAATAGGGTCAATCCTATCAACTGATTTGCTTTTGTTTGGCTTGATATTCCCAGCTGGATCTTCTTGAATTGTTATATTTGAAAGACACCAATTGAGACATGGATTGTTATCATGAATAATATTCTTTGCAATTATCTCAACCTCTAATGCTTTTGTAGGCATTGACATTGAAACAAAACCTTGTCCGAATGGATCCATATTAGCTCCATCATTTTGAAGGTCAATGACAATTTGTGAAGCATTCCATCTATCATAGCAGATAGATTGTATTCTATATTTTTTGCTTAACTCATTTATCTTTGCTCTAATGAAATGATAATCTTGAACATCTCCCTCAGTTCCAAAGACATGGCCATCCCTCAACCATTCTACATAATTCACACCATCTCTATCACTTCTTTTCTTTGCATTTTCTTTTGGAATAAATATATAAGGCTTAACAATAAACTTTCCATTTACATTAAACACTAAAACGAAAGCACTTAAATCTCTTGTAGAAGCTAAGTCCAAACCACCCCAACACTCTTTGCCCTCTAATGTTGAGTAATCAAATTCTTGATGACACTCCATCCATTCATCATGTCCAATCCATTTTGTTTGACTCTCTGTCCAGATGTTAAGCATTAATCTTTTGAAAGTGTTTTGGTAAGATGGTAATTCAATAGCTCTTTTAGATTCTCTTTCCATGTAATCTTTTCTCAAAGAAATTCCATAATTAGGATTGGCTTTTTTCCATGTAGATTCCAAAGTGATATCATCTTCTGCTTCTGCCTCATAGATTACTGGATAAAAACTTTCATCAGAAATGCTTTTATCTAAAACTCTCTTTGCATAATTATAAAGTTCATAACATATTGACTGCCTATCATAACCAGCAGTAGTGATTGCAATAGTTAATGGCTCTCTCCTTGCTCCAGTTGAAGTTGTTAATGTGTCCCATAAATCCCTGTTTGGCTGGGTATGTAGCTCATCAAATATAATACAATTCGCATTGAAACCATGTTTTGTTTTTGAATCAGAAGAAATGGCTTGGAAAAAATTCCCTTTGCTTTCATTTGTGATTGAGTTTCTAAACACTTTCCCCCGACTACTAAGCTCAACATTGTTAGCAATCATTCCTTTTGCAATTTCAAAAACTATACCAGCTTGATTTCTGTCTCCAGCAGCAGCGTAAATTTCAGCTCCTCTTTCCCTATCAGCAAAAAGCATATAGATTCCAATGGCTGCACAAAGAGTTGTCTTTCCATTTTTTCTCGGCACTTCAATAAAAACAGTTCTATATTTTCTCAAATCTGTTTCTTTATTTTTCCATCCAAAGATATTTCCGACTATTTCTTTTTGCCAGTCCTCTAATATAAAAGGTTTCCCAGTCAGCTCTCCTTTGGTATGAGTAATAAAAGTTTCTATAAAACTGATTGCCTTGTCTGCTGCTTGTTTGTCAAAGTAATACATTAATCAAAATAATTATTTATCTGTGTGTTGTTTGTTATCTTAGGAGCTGAGATAGAAGCTCTTGCAACTGGGGTTAATCCAAATTGTGTAGCCAGTTTCATTGCATTATTCAAAGCATCATTTTTAATTTTAATATAAGGCTTCGCTTGACTTCTAACTAAGTCTCCATTTGTGTTTGTGAAATTATCAATCCTTCCATTTTTTCTCAACTCCATTTCACATTCAATATATAAAGCAATCTCATTGCAGTACGCCTCAACTAATCTTAAATCCACAATATGCAACATCTGTAAATTAAAAAGCTGGTTTGTAACTTTCGCCCATTCCTCTTTTCCAATTTTACTTAATAAGGGAGGAGCTTCTGGTAAAGTTGAGCACAAATCAACTTGCATTTCATTATCAACCATCCTTGATGGAGCAGATGTTTTCTGCATTTCTTTTATCTTGCTCGGAAGTTTCTTTCTGCCTTTTGCCATCTATTTTTTTCTTAGTGTTGGTTCAGTTCTTATTAAACAAGGGAAGCCATCAAATTGTTTTTTTACCTCTTGCATGTAATTTCCACACTTACACTTCGCTTCTCTTGTTCGAATTTTTCCATCAACAATTTCTAAAGTTGCTTTGTTTAAAATTTTTTGTTCATGACATTTATTACATTGATATATCATCATATTATTGGTTTTAGTTTGAGCTTAAACTGTATCGATACCTATATCTCCAATTTTGCATATAAAATATCGATAG